GGCTTAATCCCATGGGATTAACTTACTTATTTACTGGAGCATTACAATGGAAACTACAGAAAAGCGTATCGAGACTGCATACAGCAAGCTAGGGCTTAAAGAGCCTTTCATTGCCGCAGTTATGACTAGAATACCCCGCAAGATAGACGAGACAATACCCACAGCGGGTACTGATGGCACGGTAGTACTGTTTAATCCAGACTTCGTAGCGAAGTGTGACAACGCAGAGCTGTTCGGGTTAGTGCTGCACGAGGCGCTGCACGTAGTCCTGATGCACATGTGGCGTAGAGGTGATCGAGAGATGCGCCTATGGAACTACGCCAACGACGCGATAATCAACGCTTACATCAGAAGTCGTGGATACTCACTGCCAGCCGGTGGCGTATACGTTCGCTGGGTCACTGAAGATATGGACTCCGAGACAGTGTACAAGCGCCTCAAGAAAGACGAGGAGGAAGCAGGCGAGCCACAGTATGACTCGGGTGGATTCGACGGTGAGGGCGACATATCTGACGCACCTACAGAAGCTACCAAGTCTGACCTAGAGGCTACCATTGCAGCGGCAGCGCAGATGGCTAAGGATTGCGGGCATGGCAGCGGTATCATAGATAACATACTCAAGTCTGTAGGTAAGCCCTCAGTGGACTGGCGCGACGAGTTACGTGCGCTGATGACATCTGCTGCGGCCAGTGATTACACGTACCGCCGACCTTCTCGTAGGTTTATTGGGCAGGGCTTATACTTACCGAGCTTGCACAGCGAGGCGCTTGGGGGTATCTTAGTCGGTATTGATTCATCCGCGTCTATGTCACAGCAAGAGCTGTCGCAGATTGCTACAGAAGTTCAGCAGATCAGCGAAGACCTTAACCCTGAGTTCGTAGAAGTTGTTTACTGTGACACTAAAATCATGCACACCCAGCGTTTCGAGCAGGGTGATGACATAGAGCTTAGGTGCAAAGGTGGTGGTGGCACTCGGTTTAAGCCGGTGTTCGACTACCTAGAAGATACGGATGCACATATACAAGGGCTGATATACTTTACGGATATGGAAGGCGATATGTCCGAGTGCGATGAGCCACCCTGCCCAGTTATATGGGCTAATACAGGCGCTAGAGAATACACAGCACCTTTTGGAGTAGTAACCAATGTCCAAATTTAACTCGCACGACAACGTAACTTCCCGCCTAGTACGCTTAGAAAGCAAGCTAGTGCGGGGCTTTGAAGAATTAGGTGTCAGCCTAGATGTACAACGTGACTGGCTAACGGTAGATAACGCTGCGAAGATTGTGTACGTAGCAACAGTTGGCAGGTCTATCTCTGTTATTGTTCAGGAGATGAAAGCCCGTGGCGCAACGCACCTTGGTGATTTCTATGAGGTGATCCACAAAGGCGACGCGGTAGCCCATGTACTGTATGACCCTAAGTTCTAGGTGATGTATGAAAAAACCAAAATTAACTATAGATCAAATAGCTGAGGTACATGAGCTTAGAGTTAAGGGGGTAAGCTGGGATAATCTTGGTATGATATTCGGGCTAGCTCCTCCTACTGTTAAGCGGTACTATAATTTATCTCAGACTGCTGGCTTTTTTATGTGGGAAGAACATGACCCAGCGTCTGCCAAAGCTATGGCTATGATCGCGGAGTTATCCGAGGCTAACGATCTACTTAAACAACAGATGGCTAGACAAACTGAAAGTTTCAGGGAAATCTATGACGAGCTAAGCTCTCAGAGCAACGACATAATGAAGCGGCTTAGCGACACTGATATATTACTAGATAATTTGAGAGGTAGAGATGAGCAAAACGGCGATATTACTGAGTGAAGCTAAGCAGCTTCTCGAAAACTTAGGTGCGGCAGTGGAGTCTGACTTTCCAGAAGACCATTTGTCTAAGCACGTTCGGGCGTCGCTAGACGCAGCATGGATATTTTTAGAGGATACGGAGGATGAGATATGATCGACTTACTTATAGAAGCGTTCTTTGCTGGCGTAATACTTTCAGTGTTCTTGGGGTGCCTAGTAGGTTCATTGCTAATGGTGCAAGACGCGGAAGTCCGCCACAAAGAACGTAAGGCCTTCAAGAAATTTCTTGATGATAATAACTATACTGTAATTGGGAAGCTAACTGGAGTAAAAAAAGATGACTGAGGCTCAAAGAATTATCAAAGAAGCAAACGCTATAGCTGATAAGGCTATGAAAAGATCGGAGTGGTACACGCCTAGCAGGCTTAACAAGTTCAAAGAGTGGTGTACGGAGGAGGTAACTTTCAGGAACATCACGGTACTTATATACACTGGAGTACTACTCGCGTTTATCCTAGTCGAGTGGAGTTTGTACAATGGATGATAAGGTAGTTCACCTCACTAAAGTGACTAAGGTTACCGTACCTGAGCCAGTTGCCCTAGGGCTAGACCCAGAGTTTGAAAAGCTACTAAAAGAGTTCAGGGATGTCATGGTGGAGATTAAAGCCGACGGCTTCGCAGCAGTGGCTGTGAACGCCAAAGGTGAGGTAGTAGATACTTGGCTGTCTGGATTACCCTACGCAACTATGCTGGGTGCGCTAGAGATGCTGAAGTCTGACTATACTGGGCGTGCGATTAACGCGAGGAGTGATGAAGATGAATGGTAAAGGTGATAAGCAGCGTCCGCTTAAGGTAGACGCGGCTAAGTTCGAGAGTAACTGGGACGCTATCTTTGGTAAGGACAGAAAAGATATGCCGACTAACGAGCAGATAGAAATGGTGTTTCACGACGCTGAAGGAAAAGAACTTAAAAAAGAGCCTCCCGAAGGAGGCTAAAGAGGGGAGGAGTAGAACTATGAATACTCGTAGTCTATTTAACCACCACTTATTAACTTAATCAATAGGCACTACTATGGATATAGTTACGTTAGATTTTGAAACGTACTACGATAAAGAGTTTTCGCTGCGGAAGATGCAGACAGACGAGTACATCCTAGACGACCGTTACCAAACTATCATGGTATGCGTTCGCATGAATGGCGAGTCTAAGGTATTCGCAGGCAGCGAAGAAACCATCAAGGCAAAACTTCAAGGTTACTGCGACTGGTCTACTGTTGGCATCAGATGCCACAACACTTTGTTCGATGGATTCATATTGTCACAGCGGTATGACATAAACCCAAAGCGGTGGCTAGATACATTGTCGCAGGCTCGCATGGTTTACCCTTGGCTACCGAGCCATAGCTTAGCTAATATCGCAAAGTACATGGGTTTCGAGGATAAGGGCAACGCTGTTCACAATATGGTTGGCAAGCGGCTAGAAGATATGACTCAGCCAGAGCTAATCGAGTACGCTGACTACTGTAGGCAGGACACACTTCTGTGCGAGCAGATAGGTGAGCGGCTAGACCAGTTTACGCCAGAGCTGGAGGCGGTTCTTATAGACATGACTATACGTATGTTCACTGAGCCTACTTTAGTAGGTGGGCTAGACATGATGAACAAGCTGTATGACGACGAGATTATCCGCAAGCAAGGGCTTATGGCGCTGGCTGACTTAGACAAGTCTGAGCTTATGTCTAATAATAAGTTTGCCGAGAGATTAAAGGTGCATGGGATAACTCCGCCGACGAAGATCAGTGTGAAGACGGGGAAAGAAGCGTATGCGTTTGCCAAGACTGATAAAGAGTTTGTTGAGCTACAGGAGCACGACGACCCCAACGTAGCGGCGCTAGTATCTGCGAGGTTAGGCGCGAAGACTACGATAGCTGAGACTCGGGCACTGCGGTTTATTAACATGACTGAGCGTGGCCCTTTACCAGTGTACCTAAACTTCTGGGGCGCTAAGACTACAGGGCGTTACTCTGGGGGTAACAAAGTTAATTGGCAGAACTTACCAGCTCGTGGTGTATCTTCTGGGCTACGCAAAGCACTGCGCGCGCCAGAAGGGCATACAGTTCTTGTAGGTGACTCATCTAATATTGAACTGCGAACTGTTATGGCTTTGGCAGGGCAAGACGACGCTATTGTAAAGCTAGAAGGCGGCGCGGATATGTACTGCGACTTTGCTACTAGGTTGTTTAACAGAGAGATTACCAAGGCGGATAAAGCTGAGAGGTTTCTAGGTAAGACAGCGATGCTAGGGCTACAGTACGGCGCTGGGGCGGTACGATTCCAAGAGATGGTAAGGCAAGCGTCTAACAATATTCCGGGCGTTGAGCCTATTACGCTAGACCGCTCGTTTGAGATCGTGAACTTGTACAGAGAGGTTCACCACGAGATTGTAGATTTGTGGAAGTACTGCCAGAAGGTTGTACTGCCTGACATAGCCAACGGGTGCTCCATGATACCAGTAGATAGGAAGGGCTGGTTTATAACGCAGAAAGGTGGCTTTGGCAGACCCGGCGAACCCGGCGTTGTATACCATGACTTACAGTACGATGGTGAAGAATGGACTTACCAGATGGGTCGGCAACGTGTTAGAATATACGGGCCGAAAGTAGTAGAGAACCTATGTCAGCACGCAGCAATGAAGATTGTTATGTGGCAGACAGCTAGGATTAATCATTTATATCCAGTACGTTTATCCGTACATGACGAAGCTGTATGCGTGCCTCACAACGATGAAGTTGTGGCAGCTAGGCTTCACATGGAGGAGAGTCTTCGTCTAACACCTAAGTGGTGTAGAGGGCATATCCCAGTGGATTGCGAAACTGAAATCGGGCCGTCATACGGCGATGCTAAGTAAGGAAATAATATGCGACCAAAAAGAATGTTTATATTTGCGGGTAATCACCCGAAGCTAGTGACTGGGGCACGCTATACACTGCGTGAGATAAGCGACGTAACTGGGGTGAATAACAAGACTATTCACTCTAGGATGTATGGTAGAGACAAGATTACGGACAGGACGATTCGAGCGCGCGAATACAACGGACGCTGGAAAAAGTCTGAGACTCACCTAGATAACGCTAACGAAAGGTTATCTGCCAAGTGGCTAGCAGTACCGTTAACTAAACTAAATAACTAAGGTAAACTTTATGTCTGACATAGCGCTGTCGTACAGCAGACTGTCCACGTTTGAGCAATGCCAAGCGAAGTTCGATTACTTATATGTTTCTAAGACCGTTAAAGACCAAGGCAACGAGGTAAGCGCCTACGGTAACCGAGTGCATGAAGTGTTAGAACTCTATGGCAAAGATGAGCTGCCGACACCGCTAGGACTAGAGGCTAAACAAACCCTACAGAAGTGGGGTGGCCTAGTAGACAAAATAAAAAGTAAAAGAGGAGAAAAGTATTATGAGTATCAGATGGCCATTGATAAAGGAAGGGTTCCAACTGGTTGGTATGACGGTGACGCTTATTTTCGTAGTATTGCTGATGTCCTTGTTGTGGATGGTGATACAGCTTATTGTCTTGATTACAAAACTGGAAAGGTCAAAGATAATCCAACGCAGCTACAACTATTTGCTGCAATGGTGTTCGCGCACTTTCCAAACGTACAGGAAGTTAAAACATCGTTTATTTGGTTAAAGTTTGATCAGGTAGACAACACCACGTACAAACGTGACCACTTAGAAGCCCTATGGAATGGTCTTCAGCCTAGGTTAGATATGGTTAAAGAGGTAGTCGATCTGGGTTACTTTAAGACTAAGCCTTCAGGTCTTTGTCCGTGGTGCCCCGCGCAAGATATTTGCCCAGACGCTAGATTGAGAGGAAGAAGATGAAGAACGAAGCGGACGTTAAGAAAGCGGTTAAGAAAATACTAAGTAGTTTTCCTGCTGATGAGATATGGTATTTCATGCCACCAGCCAACGGCTATGGTAGGTCAGGGATACCAGACTTGCTAGGCTGTTACAAAGGCAATCTGTTCGGTGTAGAAACTAAGTTTGGTAAGAACGACCCGACTAACAACCAACTGCGCGAGATACAGGGAATAATTCAGTCCAAAGGTAGGTGCTGGATTGTTAGGGAAAGCAACATCCATGACTGGGAAGCTGAGTTCCGAGGGTGGGCTTCTCTGTGCTAGTACTCAAGGACAAGAAAAAGATAATTATTAACAGCTCTAAGAACGATGCTATTGCCGAGTTTATACCGCACGCTAAGCAGCTAGAGCATAATGGTGAGAAGCTAATAGCTATACCTTACGGGGTTGATGAGTCTATCGTCCTGCGCAACATGGGGTTCAACGTGCCAGAGCCAATCAAGGAGTACTACGATTGGCCTGCGCGGTTTACTCCGATGGAGCACCAGCGTGACACTGCTGCGTTTCTTACTACTAACAAGAAGTGCCTGTGCTTGAACGCACCGGGAACTGGTAAGTCTATTAGCTCACTGTGGGCTGCGGACTTTTTACTTACTGAAGGAGTGGCTAAGAAGATTTTAATTATCGCCCCACTATCCACACTTAAAGTAGTATGGGGCGCGGAACTTAAGGCGCACTTGTCACACAGGCAGTTCTCCATAATTACAGGTACAAAGAAGAAACGACTAGACCTGTTAGAAACACCCGGTTTGCAGTACGCCATAATTAACCACGATGGCTTTACTAACATGCAGGAACACTTGGAAGACTTCGACGTGGTTATATATGACGAAGCCACTGCGTTGAAGTCAGCTTCTTCAAGGCGCTACAAAGTGTTCGCTAAGTATATGAAGAGCAACCAGCCTTGGCTGTGGATGTTAACTGGCACGCCTATATCCCAGACGCCCGCAGATGCGTGGACTCTGGCTAGGCTAGTAGATTCGCCGAGTGTAGCGCGCAGTTTTACTGCGTTTAAAGATACAGTGATGAAGAAAGTCACACAGTTTAAGTGGATACCGAGAGATGACGCCCTAGAAACATGTAAGAAAGTATTGCAGCCTTCTATACGTTTCTCGTTGGACGAATGTACTGACCTACCTAGCACCAACTTTGTAGGGCGGAAGACTGAGCTGACTACTCAGCAGATAAAAGCCTTTAAAGATATGCAGGAGAAGGCCGTAACCATATTCGCCGAGGGTTCTGTTACCGCAGCTAACACGGCTGTTATGCTATCTAAACTGCTACAGATTTGTTGTGGTGTTGTTTACAGCGAGGACGACTCAATTGTCATAGACAGCTCCTCGCGGTATAATACCCTTACTGATTTGCTGCAAGAGATAGGTGGGAAGGTAATAATCTTTGTACCACTAAAGGGCGTACAGCGATGGCTTATAGAGAAGCTGCGCGGCGATGGCCACAGTGTGGAGCTTGTTAACGGTGACGTTAGCTCTAAGGATAGGAATGAGATATTCCATAACTTCCAACACACTGATGAGCCTAAGATACTTTTAGCCCACCCCAAGGTTGCGGCGCACGGTTTGACGCTAACTGCGGCTAAGGATATTATTTGGTACGCTCCGATCTACTCACTTGAGCAGTACGAGCAGGCCAATGCAAGAATACGTAGACTGAATACGGAAGGAAGAACTTCTGTATGGCATCTCTACGCAACGAACTTTGAAGCGGAGCTTTACAGAAGACTCCGAGCAAAGCAAAACACGTTAGCTGAGTTCTTAGACTTAGTGCGTGGTATTAATAGTAGTGACTAAATTACTTGGAGAAATGTATGAACTACGAAACGGCAGCTGACCGATACCTAAAGGTCAGGAAAGAACTCGACGCGCTAGACAAAGAGTATAAACAGCGCAAAGCCAGCATCAAAGAAAAGATGATAACATTAGAAAACTGGTTTACTGTTAAGTCACAAGAAGATGGTCTTTCATCTATTAAGACAGATGCGGGTACAGCTTATTGGTCAACACACCACTCAGCTACTGTAGCATCAAGAGAAGACTTATTTAACTTTTGCAGAGACAACGACGCGTGGGACTTACTAGAGTCGCGCGCTTCTAAGACTGCTGTTAGGAGTTACATAGAGGCTGCTGGCGAACCACCGCCGGGAGTTAATTTTAGTTCAGTGAGTGTATTCAACTTTAGAAAAAACCAATAAGGATTAGTATTATGAACAACGTACAAGTACCAGCCCACATCGCCGCGCGTATCGCGGAACGTAACAAGACCGGAGTTAAGTCATCACTTGCTGACTCTATCGTAACTACCTCAGCACCCAGTGTGCCACGTATCAGCATCCGTGCTGGAAAGTTTAGGTTAGTGGAAGGCGGCGTAGAAACAGTAGTAGGCGACAAGTTAGACGCTATTATTGTTGGCGTTAACCCTAGAGTAAGTAAAGTATTCTACTCCAAGGCATTTGACCCAGCAGCGGAAGACAAACGCCCAGCTTGTTTCTCTAACGACGGCCTGCGCCCTGACCAAACAGTAGAAAGCCCAGCCAACGATAGCTGCGCCAACTGCCCAAACAACGTACTAGGCTCTAAGATCCTGCCTTCAGGTGCTAAGTCTAAGATGTGTGCTGACCAGCGCCATTTAGCTGTCGTGCCCGCCGCAGACCCGCAGAAAGTCTATAGTTTAACTGTGCCAGTTAGTGCAATGCGCGCACTACGTGAGTACTTCACAGAGCTAGCTAATTATAACATCGGCCCAGAGGAAGCGATCACACAGCTTGGCTTTGACGAGCAGGCGAGTTATCCTAGGCTTCTGTTCAAGCAAAACGGCTATGTTCCAGAAAAAGCTCTTCCCCTAGTAGATACCTTGTTACTGTCTGACGACACTAAGATTGCTATCAGGACTATGGCCCCGAAGAGCGCTGGGCCAGCATTGACCGCGCCGCCAGCGCACGCCCAAGTAGCAGCACCGAAGGTGTCTATTCAGGACGATGAAGCGTCGGCGTACGATGAGCCAGCGCCAGCCAGTAAGCCAGCAGAGCAGCCAGCAGTAGCGCCAGTTAAGCAGTCTGAAGAGCTTGAGATGAAGTTAGACAGCTTGTTCGACTGATAACCCTAAGTATGAGCCGATTAGCGAATCTAATCGGCTCATTTTTGTCTGAGGATAGAGTGTGAATACAATAGATTTTTTAAAGAGGGTATGCCCAGATCGGGATGCGATTGTAGTAACCCAATACAATAATAATAAAAACATTTTTTGGAACAGAGAAGTATTTACTTACGCGGAGCTGGACGATGCCGCTGCTAACATGGCGCTTTGGGATAAGAACCCAGAGGCTACAATTTATTACAGTGTTGGCGCATTCGCTGACAACATAGTTACTACGGATGAAGGCAAACAAAAGATTCGCCGTACCCAAGATAAAGCTACTTTCTTTAAGAGCTTATGCTTTGACCTAGACTGTGGTGGCGACAAGCCATACAAGACGCAGCGTGATGGACTCATTAAGCTGGCGGAAGTAGTCAAAGAATTAAAGTTGCCGAAGCCGTTGATCGTGTCATCTGGTATCGGTGCCCATGTTTATTGGGTGCTGGACAAGTGCATATCTAAGCAGCAGTGGGTACAGGTGTCTAAGGCACTGAGTGCCGCACTAGCTTCCAAAGGCTTGGAGATTGATAACTCTAAGATACACGATCCGTCTATGGTTCTGCGCCCAGTTGGCACGTTCCACAAGAAAACTTCAGACTGGAAAGAAGTTAAGGTGTTGCTTGACGACGGAATAGAACATGATGTGTTGCTATTGGCAGGTAAGCTAACTGAGTGGATGGATACAACTCCACAACGCCCTGACCGGCCCCAGCGTAAGCGTAGCGCCATGCTAGACGCGGTGCTCAACGAAGGCAACGACTTGGACATAGATTCCATAGCGGAACACTGTCAACAGGTCAGGGCTATCGTAGAGAGCGGCGGAGTTACCAACGCAGCGGGCGACCCAGTAGAAGAGCCGCTGTGGCGTGCTTCACTTGGGCTGGCTAAGTTCACGCCTGACCCAGAGCAAACTATCATACGTATCGCTGGCCAACACCCAGAGTTTGATCTAGAAAAGAATATGGAAAAGCTGGAGGGCTGGAATGCTACTGGCCCGACTACTTGCGCTACGTTCGCACTGCACTGCCCCAAGGGTTGTGAGGCTTGCCCATACCAAGGCAAGAAGACTTCTCCAGCGCAGCTTAGCAGCACTGACGTACAGGTTGTTGTAGTACAAGACGAATCAGGTGAAGAGCAAGAAGTAGAGATTCCAATGCCTGAAGGCTACGTAATGCGTAGAGATCAAATCTACCATGAGATCGTAGTTAAAGACGAAGATGGAAACGAGACTAAAGATTGGGAGCTTACGAGCACTTACCCGATGTATATTGAATCAATATACTTTAGTCCTGAAGACCGGCAGACGTCGTTTACTTTGGCAATTAAAAAGCCACTTATAGGCTGGGAGCAGAACGACCACTTAGCAGCAGTGCTATCAAGTGCTGGCAAAGAGTTCTCTGGGTTCCTACTAGACAATCAGATATTTGGTTTGAAGTCGCTCAACCAACAAGAAAAAGTTAGAGGGTATCTTATGGACTACTTGCAAATGGTTCAGAGCCAAGTAGCTACCGGCTATGACTATAAGTCATTCGGCTGGCAGAAAGACGGCTCGTTTATATGCGGACAGCAAATTATTAACCCGCCGAACAACGCAACATCACGTCGTATTGTTGGCAACGCTGAGAGATACAAGGAACGCATCGTAGTCCAAGGCACCCGCGAGAAATTTGTCGAGGCTATGGATATGTTGAACCTAGCCGGTACGCAGGTGATTAGGACGTGCGCGCTTATATCTACTACGGGTATCATCGCCAAACAAATGGGTATGGGCAGTAGCATTGTTTCTGTCTACTCAACGGACACGACAACTGGTAAAACGCTGTCGCTGCTTACTGTTAACAGCATGTTTGGTAACCCTCGCAGTCTTATACAAGGTAGGAACGACACTACAAACGCTATCTATGGTATGCGCGGCACGCTGAACAACTTGCCTATGGCGATTGATGAGATCACCATGGCCGACGAACATCAAGTAGCACAGATGGCTTACTCATTCAGTGAAGGGCAAGAGAAGACCACCATGACTCCCGGTCGCGATATTCGTCACCCTGCTGTGTGGGATGGCCCTACGTTTATGACTACTAACACTTCTCTAATGAGCAAGTTCGATCAGGTGAAGCAAGAGTCCGAGCCATTGCGAGTCCGAGCGTTTGAGGTTCCACAGAACGATAGAACATTTGTATCTCTACGTGACGACAGTGGCGGCAAGGTGGCGAGTAACTACGCAGACCTACTGCTAGAGAACCACGGTTGGGCTTTCCCTGAGTTAGTGCAGGCAGTAGTCCACTTGGGCGGTGCCAAAGAAGTCGCTGCTAAAGGGCACGCGGACTTCCACAAGACGTTTGGCTTTGACTTCGCCCCGCAGGAAAGGTTCTACGAGTCGATGATCAAGTCTGCTTGGACGATGGGTAAGATAGGTAGCAAGCTAGGCCTGTTCCCGTTCGACGTTAAGGACACGATAGAGTTTATGTTGGAGACTGTTACGAAGCTCCGCAAAGATACTGTGGATGCCAAGGTAGACGCCATTGATGTTATTGGTCAGTTTATGCAGCAGTACAACGACCAGATCATCGAAGTCACTCAGCCTTATGGCAAAGGCGGAAAGCCTACGGTTAGAGAGCCTGCCCCTCTCAAAGCCGTTATGCGAACGCAGTATGTGTACGATGCGAACAACCCGATTATGCCCGGCTCTACTTTGGCTATTAACAGGGCTGTGTTTAAGAAGTTCGTCAAGGAGAATAACGACGCAGAAGACCGCGTACTACGTGAGCTGCAAAACATGGGTGCCTTGGTAGACTCCAACGCTAGAGTAACTATGTTCAAGAATTGCAGAGGTAGAAACCCCGGTCAGGCGTGGTGTATACTTGTTAACCTAAACCACCCTAGGTTCATTGACTCTTTGTCTGGGGCGGACTTTAAGAAACAAAGTTCAGTGTCGTTGGCACTGCTTAACGGCTTACAGGATGCTTCCAATGGCTAAGAAACCTAGAGACTACAGGGCTGAGTACGACAAGTACCAAGGCACTGCTGAGCAAAAGAAGAACCGAGCTAAGCGCAACGCTGCTAACAAGGCGATGCGCGATGCTGGCAAAATCAAGAAGGGTGATGGCAATGATGTCGATCACAAGAAGCCGCTGTCAAAAGGCGGCTCTAATAGTAAAAGTAATCTAGCGGTTAAACCTAAGTCTAAGAACCGTTCATTTGCTAGAACTAAAAACGGGAAACATAAATAAATTTTTGGAGTTAACTATTATTTAGCTATTTTAGTTTAAAAAATGCCGAATATACGGCTTAGTAGTACCTAAA